CAGATGTAAACCAATCAGGTGCCTACCACATCGCCTACTGCTTCCATTCAGTAGATGGGTATCAGAAGATAGGTAGCTATACAGGGACAGGAGCATCAGGCAATATCGTTGAAACAGGATTCCAACCCGCATTTATATTATTCAGAAGAACAGATAGTGGGGATAGATGGTTAATTGCTGATAATAAAAGAGCAGATGCTTTGATCGATATGGATGACTTTTTAGACGCACAGGATTCAGCAGCAGAAGGAACTTTTGGAGCAACTAATGGTATTAACTTTTTATCAGATGGGTTTAGTATAAATACTACAGATGGGGTTTTAAATGCAAATGGCGGTACCTACATCTACCTTGCAATAGCAGCAGACCCAGACGAAACTACTCCAACAGTAGAGAATAGCTTTGATGTTGTTACTTATACAGGGACAGGAAGTTCACAAGATATTGATACAGATTTTAAACCTGATTTGGTTTGGGTAAAAGGGAGAAGTTTAGCAAGCAATTACGCATTATTTGATGTTGTTAGGGGTAATACAAAAAGATTAGAATCAGATAATACAAATGCTGAATCTACTTACGCATATTTTAGTTCTTTTGATACAAACGGATTTACTGTAGGTAATCAAGCAGCAGTAAATAGTAATAATGAAGATTACGTTGCTTGGTGTTGGAAAGCAGGCGACCACGATGACAACCTACCTGAAATAAACACAGAAGGTACTATAGATAGTGTTGTATCGGTTAATGATGCAGCAGGGTTTAGTATTGTGAAGTATACAGGAACAGGCGCAAGTGCTACAGTAGGACACGGCTTATCAGCTGCTCCAGAAATGATAATAGTTAAAAATTTAGATATTTCATCTAACTGGGCAGTATATCATTCAGCTACTGGTGTAAACAATGTGTTGTTTTTAAATGGCACAGATGCACAAACATCTGTAACAGGTAAGTGGTCAGGAACCAATTCAACTGTTTTTTTTTTTTTTTTTGCATCAGATGTAAACCAATCAGGTGCCGAGCATATCGCCTACTGCTTCACATCTATAACGGGCTATCAGAAGGTGGGGAGTTATGAAGGTGATGGTCAAAATGATAGACAAGTAACTGGTTTAGGTTTTAGACCACGTTTTGTTTTAGGAAAAAATGCAGATGGTAGTTATAATTGGTGGATAGTAGATAGTGCAAGAGGGGATGATAAAACTTTACTTCCTAATAATAGTTCTACGACTGAAATAGAATCTTCTACTTCTTGGGGTTTCCATTTATTAGATGACGGCTTCGAAATTACAAGCGGAGGTAATCCACAACAAAATGCAAATGGAAATACATTCATCTATTTAGCAATTAAGTAATGGAAAATATAAGATTATAATGAATTACATAAGAAAAATATCTGTTGGATCTGATTATAAGAACGCAATGCATTATATTGTAGGGCAATCAGTTCTAGGAGGAAGCCATAAAATACACGAGATTGCTATGGAAAAAAATGGCTACAGTGTATGGGTTATAAATAACGAACAAGTAGTTAAATGGAAGGAGTTCAAAGACGCTCCTGTTATAATTGAATATAACGTGCAAGCAATATGACATCTAGATGGGAATATCTAATAAAACCACACGGACAGGAGTACAACAACACGAAGAAGATAGCAGGAGTAGACCTGACAGTCAACGCTACGATAGAGAATGCTCAATTTGTAAACAGGCTAGGGCGTGTATATGTGGCGCCGAAGGGTTCAGAGATACCAGTTGGTAGTTTAGTAGTACTACATCATAACATCTTTAGAACCTATCTTGACATGAAGGGAAGGAAGAGAAAGAGTAATGAGTACTATCGTGACGGCTTGTATTTAGTTTCCGAAGAAAAGATTTATCTTTATAAGAATGAAGAGGATTGGAAAACTACTTCGAGTTATTGCTTTGTCAGCCCTGTTGATTATCTACAGAGTGGCGATATATATAGGGACGACAAGAAAGAAGAAAAGCATGTGGGAGTTGTAAGGTACGTAAACAGCCCCCTTGTGAGTCCTGGAGATACTGTAGCGTTTAAGAAGAACTCTGAATACAGGTTTGATATAAACGACGAGAAGCTTTACAGGATGAGAGTAAATGATATATGCGTAAAACTGTGATATGGGAAAAGCACTAAACCGTAAAGGTAAATACAGCCACTGCACAAGAGCGCAGAAGAAAGGAAGAAACAAACCAGCTAAGAAAAAATGAGCAAGGAAATCAAAATCAAATCTAATGGGCTCAGAAACGAGCTAAAAGAGATACGTAAGAGTATCGACAGACTAACTAACGCCATACTAATGGCACAAACACACAAACAACATGAAACAGTTAATTATTCTAGTGGCGATCCTAATGGGGGGTTGCGCTGGACAACGACAGGTACGTATAGCGACCTACCAAGAGATGACGAAGGAGATATGCAGGGACAATCCGCACGAAGTAAAACTAGCGCAGATGCTATGGCATGAAGTAGTCACAGATGGAAAAAGATATAAAAGAGACTATACAAAGAGTAATTGATGCAGGAGAGAGAGCCGTAGAGGAACTCATCAAAGTCGCAGAAGAAGAAATCATAACAGGTAAGCCTGACGACGAACTTGCAGCAGATAGATTAAAGAATGCAGCGGCTACAAAGAAGCTTGCTATATTCGATGCGTTTGAGATATTACAGCGTATAGAGAACGAAAGAGATAAGCTAAATGGCGACGATAAGGCTAAGGACGGTAAAGAAGCAGATAGAGGATTCCAAAGCTTCGCAGAAGCAAGAGGAAGGAAGTCTTGATATTTGCAGAGTTGTTACCCCTATCAGTCAGAAGGCTATAGATAAAGGTAATAAAAACAAATCCTGGGAGTACGGATACAATCAGGAGCACGATGTTGTAGTTATATCTAAAACGGGACAGATAGGTGACGTAGTAGAGATTCAGAATCTTAAAATAGCGTTACCTTTGCAGCCGAATAAGATACACAAAAGAAGCAATGTCAAAAAGGAACAGTTCTGGGAACCATTCGAGTACCCAAAAGAACTCAAAAAGATTAAGACCGTATTCCAGTGGAATGAGTACCCATCTACATTCAAAGAGACATGGGTCGATTACATTGAGAATGAGTTCGAAAGAAGAGAGAATGGTTTTTGGTTTAAAAACAACGGTAATCCTACTTATATCACTGGTTCTCACTACATGTACTTGCAGTGGACCAAGATTGATGTTGGGCTCCCAGAGTTCAGGGAATCTAACAGAGTATTCTTCATTTTTTGGGAAGCATGCAAAGCAGACGACAGGTCTTATGGAATGTGCTATCTTAAAAACAGACGATCAGGATTTAGCTTTATGTCTTCAGCAGAGACCGTTGCTCAGGCAACAATTACTTCAGACGCACGGTTCGGGATACTGTCCAAATCTGGAGCTGATGCTAAGAAGATGTTTACAGACAAGGTGGTACCAATATCAACAAACTACCCCTTCTTCTTCAAGCCCATCCAAGATGGAATGGATAAACCAAAGACGGAGCTTGCCTACAGAGTGCCAGCCTCCAAGCTTACAAGAAGGTCCATTACAGAGACAGAAGGACCAGAAGAAATCGCAGGTCTTGATACAACCATTGACTGGAAAAATACAGGCGACAACTCCTATGACGGTGAAAAGTTACGACTCCTTGTACATGACGAATCTGGAAAGTGGGAACGTCCCGATAATATCCTCAACAGTTGGCGTGTCACTAAAACTACCCTCAGGCTCGGACGAAGAGTAATAGGCAAGTGTATGATGGGGTCTACCGTCAACGCTAGAGCAAAAGGAGGGGAGAACTTCAAAAGACTTTACGACGACTCAAACGTACTAGAAAGAAACTCTAACGGTCAAACCAAGAGTGGAATGTATAGCCTATTCATACCCATGGAGTGGAATATGGAAGGGTTTATAGATATGTATGGATTTCCTGTTTTCGAAACACCTGAGACAAGCGTCATGGGTATTGACGGGATGGATATCAATATAGGCGTAATAAACTACTGGAACAACGAAGTAGATAGCCTTAGGAACGATTCTGACGCACTTAATGAGTACTATAGACAGTTCCCACGCACAGAGGCTCATGCGTTCCGTGACGAGGCTAAAAACAGTCTATTCAATCTTACACGTATATACGAACAGATAGACTTCAACGATGGATTACAAAGACAAAGGGTAGTACAGAGAGGTGGGTTTTCTTGGAAGAATGGTGTACGTGATAGTGAAGTCATATGGACGCCTGATAAGAACGGTAGATTTTATGTATCATGGATACCTCCTATGGAGCTAAGGAATAATGTTATATCTAGAAACGGCAACAAGTCTCCTGGTAACGAGCATATAGGAGCGTTTGGTTGTGATTCATATGACATATCTGGTACAGTAGGAGGTGGAGGTTCTAATGGGGCGCTACATGGGTTCACAAAGATGAACCTAGATGGCCCATCAGAGGCTTTTTTCTTAGAGTATATATCTAGACCACAAACCGCAGAGCTATTCTTTGAGGATGTGCTTATGGCGTGTGTATTTTACGGTATGCCAATACTAGCAGAGAATAACAAGCCAAGATTACTGTATCACTTCAAGAATAGAGGATATAGAAAGTTTAGTATAAATAGACCAGACAAGCATAAAAACGACCTATCTAAGGCAGAAAGAGAGCTTGGTGGTATACCTTCTTCGCCTGCTGTGATATCTATTCATGCAGAAGCGATAGAATCCTACATTGAAACAAACGTTGGATTTAGTGACGAAGGTACTGGAAACATGTACTTTACACGCACTTTACTAGACTGGGCGAACTATGATATAGCCAATAGAACCAAGTTTGATGCTACTGTTAGCTCAGGTCTTGCAATTATGGCTAGTAAGAAATACGTAGTGAAGCCGAAAAAAGAAGATAACGAAATAAATATTAACTTTGCAAGGTATAACAACAAGGGGTTATATAGCACAATATTAAAGTAAACGCATGCCTAAAACATCTGGAAGACAAGTTATAGGATTTCCTAATCAGTTAGCGTCTGATGCGGAGAAGTCATCTGTCTCTTATGGGCTGCAGGTTGGACAAGCAATCGAGCAGGAATGGTTCAGAAAAGACGGAGGAAAGGCAAGGTTCTATAACAACAGAGATACTTTTCACAAGCTACGTAAGTACGCTATGGGTGAGCAATCTGTGCGAAAGTATAAAGACGAACTAGCTATCAACGGTGACATATCATATCTTAACCTTGACTGGACACCCGTTCCAATTATTCCTAAGTTTGTTGACATTGTAGTCAATGGTATATCAAACAGACTATTTGACGTAAAAGCAAATGCAGTGGATAGTGTTTCATCTACACGAAAAGCTCTTTATAAAACGGAGATAATGATGCAGATGAACAACAAGGATAAGCTCATGCAAATGGAAAACACCTTGGGTCAAACAATGTTCACGCAAGACCCTGAGGCGTTACCAGGGACAAAGGATGAGCTTGAGCTGCACATGTCTTTAGACTACAAAGATGACATAGAGATAGCAGAAGAAAAAATTATAGATCACGTCTTACAACTGAACGAATACAAAAACGTTAAGAAGCGTATAGATGAGGATGCAACAGTGTTAGGTATTAGTGCAGTAAAACATAGCTTTAATACTCACGATGGCATTCTAGTAGAATACGTTGACCCAGCCGACATGGTGTACAGCCCTACAGACGACCCAAAGTTTGGAGATTGTTATTATTTCGGGGAAGTTAAAAACGTAAATATTACAGAACTAAAAAAAATAGACCCAACCCTAACCCAAGCTGATATAGATGAGATAGGGAAGGCGTCGTCAAAGTTTGATGCTTATCAAGGTATGCGTGCTGGGTATCAAACAGACACATTTGACTATAATACAGCAACACTCTTATACTTTTGTTACAAGACCGACAAGAATATTGTTTATAAGAAAAAGAAAACAGCGACAGGTAACAATAAAGTACTCAAGAAAGACGATCAATTCAACCCACCTAAAACAGAGTCAGCACGCTTTGAAAAACTATCTAAACGAATTGATGTATGGTACGAAGGTGTACTTGTTCTAGGAACAAACAGGCTGCTAAAGTGGAATATAATGAAAAACATGGTTCGACCAAAAAGTTCGATAACCAGAACATATGCTCCGTTTATTGTCAGTGCACCAAAAATGTACAGAGGTGAGATAGACTCGCTCGTTAAGAGGATGATTCCTTTTGCAGATCAGATACAGTTACTGCATCTAAAACTACAACAGGTTGTTTCTAAAATGATTCCTGATGGAGTATATATAGATGTAGACGGCATAAGCTCGATTAGTCTTGGTAATGGTATGTCTTACACACCACAAGAGGCTTTAAACTTATATTTCCAAACAGGATCTGTACTAGGACGTTCGTACACAGAAGATGGTGAATACAACCAAGGTAAAATACCAATACAGGAGCTAGGAAAGTCAGGAGCTAACAACAAAATAAATTCCCTTATAACTTCATACAACTACAACCTGAACATGATACGATCCGTGACTGGTTTAAATGAAGCACGAGATGGTAGTGTACCTGATAGCAATATGTTGGTTGGAGTACAAAAACTTGCAGCCCTAAATTCTAATACAGCAACAAGACACATACTAGAATCGGGTATATATATTACAGAAAGATTAGCTAAGTGTTTGTCGTATAGAGTATCAGATGTTCTTGAATATTCACCTATGGCTGAGGATTTAATTCATGCGGTTGGGCAGTATAGCACCGAGGTGCTT